CGATGGACGGCGGAGCGGGCGATGATCCTGGCCCGTCGAGTGTCGCGGCAGCATTGGCCGCCGATCCGAACGCGGCTCTTGGGCCTCGCCGTTCTTTCAGCGATCTAGGGCAGCGCGCTGCTCAGACTGGGCAGGCTGCAGCACAGGCAGCCGAACAGACCACTCAGAAGGTGCTGGTCAAAGTCGACATGAACAACCTCCCGCCAGGCACCAAGGTGAAGACCGAAGGCAGCCAGGGCGCGACGTTTGACACCGACCTCGGTTACTCAATGATGCCCCCATAACCGGAGTTTTCCATGACTTGGCGAGACACCTACCGCCCCGCGACTTTTCGCGGCGTGGCCTTTTTTGTGGAAAGTGCGGACAGCAGCCACGGCCGGCGCCAAGCCGTCCACGAAGCTGCGCAGCGCGACACTCCGTACACCGAGGACCTGGGGCGAAAGTCCCGCGAGTTTTCGGTTGTCGGCTATCTGCTCGGCAAGGACTACCACCTAAACCGAGACGAGTTGATCAAAGCTTGCGAGGTGGAGGGGCCGGGCGCATTGGTTCACCCGTATCGCGGTGAGATGAATGTTGTTTGCCGCGGGCTGAACGTCAGTGAAACCGCGTCGGAGGGCGGGAAGTGCACGATCTCGCTTACCTTCCTTGAAGCAGGGGAGGCGGCTTATCCCTCGGCGAATGTCGACAGCGTTAATGCGATCAGCGCCAAGGGCAACTCCGTCACGGCCGCTGCAGAGAGAAGCTTCGTATCGGATTTCCTGACCACTGGGTTTCCAGCATACGTCGCGGAATCAGCAGCGACTGGCCTTGCCGAGCTCGGTGAGTACATGGCAGCACCGGGCTTGAACTTCTCGGGTGATTTTAAGGCCGCATCAGATTTTTACCTGCAAGCGCGTGGGCTCGCGTCAGACGCTACTGGCCTGGTCCAAAAGCCTTTGAACATGGTCAGTCGTATCACAGGTTTGATCGGTTCGGTCCGCTCGGCTTTTGGTTCTAATGCTTTGAGCATGCTGACCAGCTTGTTTGACCGGTCGCCGACCACCTACTCGAGCAGCACCGCAACCTCAAGTCGGAAGCAACAGGCAACCAACGCCTCTGCCATGAATGCCCTAGTGCGTCAGGTTGCGGTGGCCGAAGCGGCTAAGGCGGCGGTGGTCACGCTCACTCCAGTTGCAACCACGGGGGCTACGCAAACGGCGCCTGGCGTAACTCAAATATTTCCCGTGCCAACCGAGTACGACAGCTACCAGGCCGCGATCAAGGTTCGCGAGGATCTGGTCGACCGCATCGACGCTGAAAGCGAAGTCACGCCGAACGATGAGGTGTACGTCGCGCTGTCCGATTTGCGAACCAGCGTTGTGCAGGCCGTACCCAATCCAGAGCAGAACCTTGCGCGGATTGTTCAGTACGTGCCCAGCGAGACATTGCCCTCGCTGCTGGTGGCTTACCAGATTTACGGCGACGCCGGCCGGGCCGATGAAATCGCAACCCGCAACTCACCACGGCACCCGGGATTTTTAACGGGCGGGAAACAGCTTGAGGTTCTCGCGGATGGATGACTTGGAACTGCTGGTCAACGGCATGAAGTACTCCGGCTGGTCGTCGCTTGGCGTTACCCGGGCGATTGATGCAGCAACCACTGCTTTCACAGCCACGCTCACCGAAAAATGGGAAGCGGGCAACAGTGCGCCGGCGCAGGTTGAGCCTTGGCCAATCCTTCCGGGTGATGCCTGTGAAGTGCGGCTGGCCGGCTTCCAGATGGTGATCGGCTACGTCGATATCTTCAAACCGTCCTACAGCGCGAATGACCACACCATCAACATTCAAGGCCGCGACAAGGTTGCTGACCTGGTTGATTGCAGCGCCGTGCACGCGCCTGACGAATGGAAAAACATAGACCTGCTCAAGTTTGCGCAGATTCTCGCGGCGCCGTTCGGCGTGACGGTGAAGGCGGATATCGCTGTGGGCGAGCCGTTTCAGGTATGCAAGCTGCAACAGGGCGAGACTGCGTTCAAGGCGATCGAGCGATACGCCCGGCAGCGCAAAGCATTGCTTATGCCCGATGGCGCCGGCGGTCTGCTGATTACCCGGGCCGGCATACGGCGTGCGTCTACTTCGCTGGTCCAGGGCGAAAACATGCTGAGTGCCACCGGCACCATCGATCATAGCCAGCGCTTCAGCAGCTACCAGGTGAAAGGTCAGGCCAGCTACAGCCCCGACAGCACCGGAGAAACCGAGGCGCACATACAAGGCAGCGTTACTGACAGCGGCATCAAGCGCTATAGGCCAATGCTGCTGGTCGCCGAGATAGGGGGCACGACTGCAAGCCTTCAGGATCGCGCTACGTGGGAAGCAAACAGCCGAATCGGCAAGTCTGCCGCTGCGAGCGTGTCGGTCTACGGGTGGCGTCAAAGCCCGGGCAGCGCACTGTGGGAGCCTGGGCTGCTGGTCTACGTCCGTTCGTCCTGGCTTCGCATGGATGGGTGGATGCTGATCCGTCAGGTCACCTACGAGCGGGGCGAGGGCGGGACCACCGCCAAGCTTGAGATCGTCAGCCCGCAAGCCTTCGACCCTGAACCACCTGACGGAAAGGAAACGAAAAAATCGAAGGCCGGCAAGAAAGGTCAGCGAAATATCTGGGCCGAGGCCATTGGTGAAGAGGATCCACCGAAATGAGGGAGGCGATCCGCGAGATCAGCAGCCGAGTGATGATGATGTTTTCCCGCGGCGTACTGCGGGGCGTCAATGATTCGGGCCCCAGGCAGCAGGTACAGGTTGAGCTGCTCAAGGACGAACTCCGCGACGGCCTCGAGCACATGCAGAACTACGGTTTCACCAGCCACCCGAAAGGTGGTGATGTCGCTGTGGCGTTTCTGGGTGGTAACCGGGAGCAGGGGATTGTCTTGGTGGTCGATGACCGCCGGTACCGGATTCCGCTGCTGGCTGGCGAGGTCGCCATCTACGACGACCAGGGCAACAAAATCGAGCTGCTGCGCGACATGGTGAAGGTCACCGCTGTTCAGCACGTTGAGGTGGTGGCGCCGACTATCAAGCTGGTGGGCAACCTTGAGGTGGTCGGCAATATCACCAGCACTGGCACCGTCATGAACAACGGCAAAGACATTGGCAGTACCCACAAGCACGACGGCGTCATGCTGGGCGACGCTAACACAGGAGGGCCTGTCTGATGGCCGATGCCGCGATGGTAATGACCGAAAACGGCGGGGCCCTGGTGCTGTCAGGCTTCGATCTCGGACGAGACGACGGCCTTGAGACTGCCGTTATCATCAGCCTGTTCACCGACCGGCGGGCCACTGCTGAGCAAATCCCTGTCGAGCTGCCGCAGGACGACCTGCGTGGCTACTGGGGCGACATCAGCAATGCCACTCCATCGGACCAGACCGGTTCGCTGCTCTGGTTGCTGGCCCGCGAAAAACAACTTCCGCAGATCCTCGGCCGCGCCCAGCAGTATTGCCGGGAAGCGCTGGCGTGGATGGTAGAGGACCTGGTCGCAACACGCGTTGAGGTGACGGCCGAGTTCGTCGCCCAGGGCTGGATGCTGATTCTCGTCGACATTTTCCGGCCAACCGGTTCGCCGGTTCGCTATCGCTTCAATTACGAATGGGCGGCTCAAGCCGCGAAGGGGTCCGCCTGATGCCATTTGCTCGACCAACACTGACCGAGCTCATTGACCGCGTCATCACCGACATCAGCAGCCGGGTGACTGGCGTCGACAGCGCTGTGCTTCGGCGGTCACTGCTCGGAATCATCGGCCAGTCCGAGGCCGGCGCGGTCCACCTGCTTTATGGCTTTCTGGATTGGATCGCCAAGCAGTGCATTATCGATACAGCTGAAAAGGAATACCTCGAGCGCTGGGCGGCGATCTGGAAGATCACCAGGAAAACCGCCGGCTTCGCCAGCGGACAGGCCGCGTTCCCCAGTACTAGTGGTTCGCCAATTCCAGACGGCACCATCGTCCAGCGGCAGGACGGCGTCCAATACAAGGTCATTGGGGATTCGAGTCCCTCGGCCGCGTCCCTGCTGGCGCTGGAAGCAGGCGAGGCGGGTAACTTCGCATCAGGGTTGCCGATCTTCCTGTTGTCACCGATAGCAGGCGTCCAATCGACAGGGGCGACCACGACCAAGATTGAGGGTGGTATCGACACGGAGTCGGATCAAAGGCTTCTGGCCCGGTTGCTGGCCCGTATTCAGCAGCCCCCACACGGTGGCGCGGAGTTTGACTACTCAATGTGGGCGCTGGAGGTGGCAGGAGTAACCAGAGCCTGGGTGTATCCGCTCCAGATGGGCGCTGGCACGGTGACAGTCTTGTTCGTCTGTGACGACCTGCCAGAAATCATCCCTACACCCGCAAAAGTCGCGGAGGTCCAGGCGTATATCAACGCTAGGCGGCCAGTGACGGCTGAAGTATTCGTTGCGGCGCCGATCTCTGATCCGCTCGACATGACCATCAAGCTCTTGCCGAACACCGCTGCGGTGCGTGCGGCAGTCAGTGCCGAAGTCGCTGATCTGATTGTTCGTGACTCGAAGCCAGGCGCACCAACGTTGATCAGCCGCTTGCGTGAATCGGTATCGCTTGCAGCAGGGGAGGCCGACAACGAAATCGTTACGCCTACAGCCGATGTGCCGCATGCAACCGGGCATATGGCGACGTTGGGAACACTTACCTTTTCCAGCTTCTAGGGGGCTCAATGCCTACAGCTGCTGAATACAGAGAGCAGCTCAAACAGCTGCTGCCTCCCGGTCAAGCCTTCCCGCGCGACCCTGGCACCACACTCCACGATCTGCTCGACGGGATGTCACTTGAGCTGGCGCGCGTTGATGCGCGAGCGAGCATCCTCCCGCTGGAGGCAAATCCAAGTTCAACCAGCGAACTGCTCAGTGATTGGGAGAGGGCAGTTGGTCTTCCTGACAAATGCGCCGGCGAGCTTGAGGAAACACTTCAAGGCCGCCGAAATGCGCTCATCGCAAAGCTTTCGGCAACCGGCGGGCAATCGGCGCAGTACTTCATCGATATATCGGCCGCCCTTGGATACACGGTCACCATTGAAGAGTTTCGGCCGTTTCGAGCAGGGCGTTCTGCTGCAGGTGACGCACTGACCAATGGAGACTGGGTGTTTGCCTGGCGCGTTAGAGTGCCAAGCGTAACGGCCATCCCGTTCAAAGCAGGTCTGTCGGTGGCCGGAGAAAGCTTGCGGACGTGGGGAAATAGCGCCCTTGAATGCAAAATTAACCAGCTCAAGCCGGCACACACCATTGCTTTGTTCGGATACGGAGCAATTGAGGCGGAAGAAACCTTCCTTGCGGCGGACCACTTATTCTATTTCGGTAATTACGTTCTCCCTGAAGATTTGAGATCGCCATAATTAAAAATGGTCATTGGTTTTTTTGCTTTCTTAGTTGCTGAAGGCATTGATAACTTCGAATTCTTAATGGCTTTCAAGCGGTAACTTAGAATTATTTTTTTGGTGGCAGGCATTAAACAATGTGCCCGGCCATTAATATTCAATACATGAAGGAAGCAAAAATGGCTGATCAGAATGAGCGGTTAATAATCGCCACGGTAAAGGCTGAGAATGGCGCTAATATTATTTACCGG